ATCATTTTTTAATTAAAATTATTAACATGAAAAAAAGCTTATTTATCCTAATGGCTTTAATTAGCCTTGGAATGTCTAGTAATTTAAATGCTCAACAAGAAGGAGATCCATTTTCAACTACGTACAGAACTATTGTATGTGAGAACTGTGGTGCAGTATCACACCACGAAGGCATTAATACTGTATTACCGACACAGTGTTATGAATGCCATATTTCATTCATGGCCTATACTGAGGCCGGAGATGTGAAGATTAGGCAAGCGACTGATTCCTCAGCTGAATTTTATCATACGTATGTGGGTAGAGTAAGTAATTTGGATACTACTTCAGGCGGCGGCTCGTATCCTGCCGGAACTACTGAATCTGAAAAACCAGCATTAGACCAGTTAAGAAAAGATATTGGTGATGGTGCATATGACGCCCTTCTTAGATGGATTTATGGAAGCGGTAATAGTGGAGGACATGGGGCGTACCCTTGGGAAGAAGTCCCGCTGCAAGATATGTTGTAATCGTTATTTAGTTTGCTTCTAAACAAGCAAAGCCGTATATTTACAATTCAATTATTAATAATTTAAAAGATAAATAATGAGTAAATTTAATAGTGAAAAATACACGCAAATCATGGGTATGGTATTTTTTATTTTTGGTGTTATATCATTCATAACAGCTATGATTATGTCATCTAATGGAATTGAAATTTCAGAATTCAAGAAATTAGCAATTGGAAATAGTACAGATTTTTCATTTCTGGCCGCATTAATGTTTTTTGCGCAAAATAGAATCATAAAGGAGATAAAGCAGATTAAAAAGTAGTATCTATTCACACTACTATTTAAATTTAAAGTTACCTTCTTCATTCGAATTAAGATATTTAAAAGCCATCCGCATGATGGCTTTTTTTTATTCATCAAATATTCGTATATTTACAGTTCAAATAAAGAGAGATGAAAGAAGAAGAATTATACAAAGAAAGAACAGAGCAGATAAACGAATTATCTAAAAAATATGATAAGATTAATTATCACCTGAAATGCGTAATTAAATTAAGAAAAGAAGTTGTGGATATTGAAAGTGAAATTAATTTATCTTGTAAATCAGAATCTAACGAAGGATAACAACAATAAACCGCCGATATGCCAGCACCGAAGGGAAATAATTTTTACTTAAAAAGAACAAAGTTCAAAGAGAAGCTTTTTGAAACTCCTAAAATTCTTTTTGAAGCTGCATGTGAATATTTTAAACATTGTGATGATAATCCATGGATAAAAAACGAGCCTGTTAAATCTGGTGATATGGCGGGACAATGCATGCAAGTAGAAACATCAAGACCTTACACATTATCAGGACTTTGTATATTTCTTGGATGCTCTCAGGATACATTAAGTAATTACGGAGGAGCAAAAGGATACGAAGAATATTTCGGGGTCGTTAAGGAAATAAAAGAAATTGTTTATACGCAAAAGTTTGAAGGTGCGTCTGTTGGAGTGTTCAATGCTAACATTATTGCAAGGGATTTAGGTCTTAGTGATAATGTAAAACAAACTGGATCTGTAGTTAGTTATAATGCAGAAGTAAGTAAAGAAGAAGCTAAAAATATAAGTGATGCTTTAGAAGATGAAGTATGACCACTGACGAAATAAAGAAACTCAAAGTAGCACGGGTAAAATGCGATAAGTCATTATTGTTTTTCACCCGTTATTTTTTTAAGAAGAAATTCAATAGAAAGTTTGTTATTAATCACCATCACGAAAAGATATGTGATGCACTGGAGCGCGTTTTAAAAGGTGACTGCACTAGATTAATGATAAACATTGCTCCAAGGTACGGCAAGACCGAATTAGCTGTAAAGAACTTTGTAGCCCATGCATTATCTATCAATCCAGCAGCAAAATTTATACATCTTTCATATTCTGATGATTTAGCACTTGATAACTCAGAAGAGATAAGGGATTTATTACAGGAGGATTTTTATAAAGAGCTATATTCTGATATAGATATAAAGAAGGATAGCAAGAGTAAAAAGAAATGGTACACTGATAATGGTGGTGGCGTATATGCTACTTCGTCAAGTGGCCAGGTGACTGGGTTCGGAGCTGGTAAAGTAGATGAAGAGGAGGATATTAATTCAATTAATGATGTTATATCTCATATAGATTCAAAAGAAGGTTTTGGGGGTGCTATTATAATAGATGATCCAATAAAACCGGATGATGCTACTTCTGATACTAAAAGGGATCTGATTAATAATAAGTATGATTCAACAATAAAGAACCGTGTAAACAGCCGGAATACCCCTATTATTATCATTATGCAGCGGGTTCATGAACAGGATCTATGTGGTTATTTATTAGAGAACGATACGGAAGAGTGGGAGGTGTTAAGTTTTCCGTGTCTATATGAAGAAGATGGAGAAGAGAAAGCACTATGGCCTTTCAAGCATACAGTAGAGGAACTGAAGAAGCTAAAGAAGGCTAATGAAAAGGTTTATGACACCCAATACCAGCAAGACCCAACAACGAAAGAAGGGTTGATGTTTCCCAAAGGTGATTTATTACGCTTTAAAGAACTAAATAAACAGATAGAAGATTGTCCTATATTCGCCTACATAGATACTGCTGATAGCGGTGAGGATAGCTTGGCAATGCCAGTGGTTAAGGTGATAAATAAAAAAGCGTATTTGATTGATGTAATCTTTACTAAAGAAAACCTAACAGTAACGGAAGACCAGATAGTCGCTAAGTGCAAAGAATTAGGTATTGATCATTTATTTGTTGAGAATAATAAGGAAGGTACTTTATTTGTTAATAACCTTCGAAAAAGGCTTAATATATCTGTATATGGAATAAGGAATAGCACAAAGAAAACAGAGCGTATATGGGCGCAGTCTGGTTTTATAATGGAAAACTTTGTGTTTAAAGAAGAGTTCGAGCCGCTATCTGAGTATGGTAAGTTTATGAAGGAGTTAACCGGGTATCTTAAAACTGGAAAAGTTAAGCACGACGATAGTCCTGACAGCTTGGCAGGCATATCTAAGATATTGCGTTCTAGGTTTTATTATCTATTCGAAGAAGAGGAATAAGTGTTAAATAGAACAAAAATACAAACCCCCGTAATTTTTTATCTAAGTATTTGATAATTAACTGCGAGGGTTTTTTGATCTGCTTAACAATAATCAGTTAATAATACCACTACCACAGTTAAGGCATGTATTATCACTTGTATTTGATGGCTTTGATCCTTCATTACTAGTTATTATTCCTTTAATATTGCCATTGCACCCATCCCCATGCATTATCTGTTTATCCTCTGCGTATGAAGCTTTATATTTAAGTCTAGTAGTCATGCATAAATGATCATCACTAAGTTCCAAGATATTATAAATATCTATTTCTAATTCTCGTATCCTATCTTTTAATTTTTGGTATGAAGATCTTTTCATGTCTATTTATTTAAATTAATGTCAGTATTTTGTTTGGTTTTACAATTTTCACTAGAATGATTCACGAAAACATCTGGATAATCCCTTGTAACTACACGTGATATTAATACATTTTGGCATTTGTGTATTCCATCAACCCACTCTCTCATATCATCAGGGTGCATTTGCTCCATTTCTACAAATTTATTATGGGCCTGCACCAATAAATCAAATATTATTTTTTCTTCTTCCGTAAAAGGTTCTTTCATCTCTATCTAATTTAATATTTCTAAATACTCACCCCATTTATGCTTTCTAATAGGCCGTATTAAAGGCTCAGTGGTGAAATGTAATAACATTACTTCCTCTTTAATGTGATTGTATGAATTGGCATAAGTTAGATGCGTAAACTCGTTATTATTGATCCGTTGCTTTATTCTTCCGTGATATGGGTACATTTCTATTTAATTAAAGGATTTGAATTCATCCAATTATAAACATATTCCTTAGCAGGCAAATCATCATCCATTACTGATATGTTTTGCATCTCTTCGGAATAAGAAATTAATATATCCTTAATTTGTGTAGTCCAAAAACATTTTTTACAAATAAACATGTGCTTACCTTTAAATACATCATAGTACTCAATAGGCATGCTGTCCATTTCATCTCTATGGATTCCGCATAATTCACATTTGTTATCCTTTTTCATCTCTATAAGTTTTAAAGTTTTTCTATTAAATGATTTGCAGCAGCTTTTACTATAAGCTTATAGTTTTTATCAATATCAAATGCATGTCCCACATCTGCACCTTCGATTAATTCGTCTAGCTGCTCAATGACTGAATTAATAACATGATCGACATCGTAATTTTCTATTTCCTCTTTTTTAGTATCATTAGATACTGCACAATATACACCACACTTTTTCATCTCTATAAGTTTTATTTAAAACCATCATTAAACGGCACAAATGTTTCTAAATGCAAATCTGTTCTATAAAGCCATCCTCCATGAACCCGTGTTACAATTGTAATTGTCCCTTCTATTTCAAATGTAAATCTATCATGTAATTTCATTTTATAAATATCCATCTCTATAAGTTTTAGTGAATCACAAATCTACAAACAAGACTATTAAGAAACAATATAAATAAGATATCCATTATAATAAAATAATTGTATCTTTGCTATGTATTCGGCGTACATTTGGGCGCGCCCTTTTTAAAATGCTGAATACACGCCGATAATACAAGATATAAATAC